AAGGTCACCAACACCAGTATCTAGGAGAGATAATGGCTGAAAAGAAAGACAGCAAGAGCAAGTACACCCGTGGTGGAATCACCTTTGAGGGCTACAACAAGCCCAAGAAGACCCCCGGCCACGCCAGCAAGTCTCACGCCGTCCTCGCCAAGCAGGGTGATCAGGTCAAGTTGATCCGCTTCGGTGAGCAGGGGGCCAAGACCGCTGGCAAGCCGAAGTCCGGTGAGTCGGACGCCATGAAGAAGAAGCGGGCGTCGTTCAAGGCCCGCCATGGTGCCAACATCAAGAAGGGCAAGATGAGCGCCGCCTACTGGGCAGACAAGGTGAAGTGGTAATGGCCCCACGTAAGAGCGCCTCTCCCCGTAAGAGCGCCCAGTACTACCGCAACAACCCAGACGCTAAGGCTAAGAAGGACGCCTATAACAAGGAGTTCAATCAGAAGCCCGAACAGCGTAAGAAGCGTACCGAGTTGAAGCAGGCTCGTCGTGACCGTGGTATGGACGGTAAGGGGGGCAAAGACCTCTCGCATACCAAGGACGGCAAGTTGGTCAAGGAGGACGCCAGCACTAACCGGGCACGTAACAGGGGAAAGAAGTAATGGCTGAGAAGAAGAAGCCCGCCAAGAAAACCAAGTCCAGAGTCAACGAGGCTGGCAACTACACCAAGCCCGCCCTCCGCAAGCGTCTCTTCAACGAGATCAAGGCGGGCAGTAAGGGTGGCGACGCTGGTGAGTGGTCTGCCCGCAAGGCTCAGATGCTGGCCAAGCGTTACAAGGAGGCTGGCGGGGGGTACAAGGACTAATGGCTAAGAAAGCCCCCCAGAAGTCTCTGGAGAACTGGACCAAAGAAGAGTGGGGCACCAAGTCAGGTAAGAACTCCACTCAGGGCAAGGGCGCTACTGGCGAGCGCTATATGCCTAAGAAGGCTCGTGAGAAGTTGAGCGCTTCCGAGTACAAAGCAACCAGCGATAAGAAGCGTGCTGGTGATAAAAAGGGTAAGCAACACGTAAAGAACACTCCTGCGGCCAAGAAGGCTACAAAGAGCGCACGTATTAAGAAGTAGTCTGCTATCCTGTACCATGTACGTACTCTTGACGGGAGCACCTAGTGCCAGTTGACTTTTGGTCCCCAAGTTATCGAGCCAGTTCTAGCGACCTCACGGTCGCTATTTCGCCGCTCGGACTTGTTGAACTTGCTGACGAGGAGTTTGAGGTCCATGGTCCCCGCCTGAACCGGTATGCCGCTTGTTGGGCTTGGTACCTCGGTCACCACTGGTCTCACCGCCGTGAGATGGGAGAGCCGAACCTCGCTCTGAACTACGTCCGCACCATGTCGGACTACATCACCAACTTCTGCTTCGGCAAGGGCGTCCAGTTCAAGACCCCTGAAGCCACCGGGGCGATCATCCCCCACGTCCTTCAGAAGGTTTGGGAAGTCGACAACGACAAGGGCAAGGTGCTCTGGGAGATGGGGCAGTTGGCCGGTGTCACCGGAGACTGCTTCGTCAAGGTCGCATACGAACAGCCTTGGGAGGACGCTCTCGGCGTGATCCACGAGGGGCGCACTCGCTTGATCCCCCTGAACCCCGCTCACTGCTTCCCTGAGTACCACCCTCACGACCGTGACCGCATCCTGCGGTTCAAGTTGAAGTACCGGTTCTGGGGCACCAGCCCTGAGGGCACTCGACAGGTCTACACCTTCACGGAGATTCTGACTGACGACACCGTTGAGCAGTACATCAACGACGAGTTGATCGATCAGTACGACAACCCCATCGGTAAGGTGCCGGTTATCCATATTCCGAATGTCAGCATCTCGTCGTCCCCGTGGGGGCAGGCTGACATCTGGGACATCATTCCGCTCAACCGAGAGTTGAACGAGAAGATGACTGAGGTCTCGGACATCATCAACTACCACAGCGCCCCCGTGACCATCATCACGGGTGCTAAGGCTTCACAGTTGGAGCGTGGTGCCAAGAAGGTGTGGGCCGGTCTGCCTAAGGACTCACGGGTGTACAACCTTGAGTCGAGCGGTGAGATGGCTGGCGCTCTTCAGTACATCGCTTCCATCAAGCAGTCCATGCACGAGATCACGGGCGTGCCCGAGTCTGCGCTCGGCAAGACCCAGCCGATCTCCAACACGTCTGGCGTGGCCCTCGCAATCCAGTACCAGCCGATGATGAACCGCTACTACATGAAGCGGACGCACTTCGCCAAGGGTCTCGTTCAGTTGAACGAACTCATCATCCGTACGCAGGCTGTCCACGAGCCTGAGTCGCTCCAGTGGAACCCCGCCGAGGCGACGTTCCCCGAGCCCGACCAGTTGCAGGTGCTCGACCCCCGTGACCCCCTGACGTACCGCACGTCCATCCACTGGCCGGACCCGCTCCCCGTCGATCAGTTGATCAAGTTGAACGAGTTGCAGGCGAAGATGGCTATGGGTCTGGAGTCCAAGCGTGGCGCTCTCCGTGCGCTGGGCGAGGAGTTCCCGAACGAGAAGATGGCCGAGATTTCAGAAGAGTTGAGAGACGACGCCATGGATCAGGGTGCTCTTGAACTCATTAATGCTCAGATTGCCTCATCAGTGATGGCTATCACTGGTATGGTAACACCCGACGGAGCACAACCTGCCTCTGACACTAAGAGTGCAGGAGGCTCCGACGTAACATCTGCCGGTTCCGCAGAAGAGGGATCGGGAGTGATGCCGGGGATTAACCCCTCCGGTGACATAGTTAATCAATTGGCGCAGAGGGCATACGGAGCCAACTTGGCTCAACGACGTGTGCCTGACACGGACTGACTAATCGGACTCTATTTCAGACACATCAGCACGACAACGTGAGGTATTAGCAATGGCAGTTACCGAAGACGGCGATGCCGTCGTTATCGACACACCCGTTCAGACTCCTGTAGAGCAGGAGGCTTCGACCCCTACCCCGGACCCCCGGACTCGCAACACTCGGATGTTTTCCGAGGATGAGGTGGAAGCCATCCGTCGTCAGGAGAAGGACAAACTCTACGACAAGATCAATAAGTTGCAGGATCAGGTAGAGATCTTCAACCGAGAGCGTGAAGAGCAAAAGCGCATCGCTGAAGAGGCTGCAACTAAGGAAGCAGAGGAGCGTCGCCTTCGTGAAGAAGAGGAGATGTCCGCTAAGGATCTTCTCTCTAAGAAGGAAGACGAGTTCCAACAGCGCATCAACAGCGCTCAGCAGGAGTGGGAAGAGAAGTTCACCGCACTCCAGCAGGAGTCTGAAGCGCAGAAGGCGGTCCTTGAACAGGAGCGTCGCTTCCAAGAACTTGAGTCATTCAAGTCTCGCCGCATTGCGGAGGAGCAAGACAACATCATGCCGGAACTTCTGGACTTCGTAAAGGGAAATACAGAAGATGAGATTGAAGCCTCAATTTCAGCGGTAGTTGCTCGCACATCTGCTATTGTGGAGAACATCCAACAGGCGATGCCTCAGCGGCAGAACCTGAGGGGAGTCCCGGCAACGGGGTCAACCCCGATTGGGCCATTGGAGAATATGACGGAGCAGCAGACATTGACCTCGGCGGATATCGCTAATATGTCGATGGATCAGTACGCACAGATCAGGGACCGGCTCTTGGCACAAGCCTCGTTTAGAGGTCGCTAACACCTAACAGTAACAACGTATCCTACGGAGGATAAGAACCATGGCCCTTCCCGCACCTACTGGTGGAGCGATCACTGGAGCCGATCTGTCGGCGGTCACCACGACCGGCTATAGCGCAGACGCCACCCTCTCGCCCGCCATTCAGCAGATTTGGTCGAAGGAGATTCTGTTCCAAGCGATGCCGGTGCTTCGCTTTGAGCAGTTTGCCGTCAAGAAGACGGAACTCGGCGTTCAGCCGGGTCTCACGATCAACTTCATGCGTTACACCAACCTCGACGTCGATCAGACTGGGTCTGAACTGACTGAGGGTGTTCGTATGGAGCCGGTCGCCCTTTCGGCTTCGCAGATTCAGATCACCGTTAAGGAGCACGGTAAGGCTGTCGCCGTTACCGAACTTCTCCTCAACGCCGCCTTTGACGACGTTATGGCGTCGGCCTCTCGTCTCCTCGGTCGCCACATGGCGCAGTCGATGGACACGCAGGCCCGCAACACCCTCTACCAGAACGCTGTGCCGTTCGGTGGTGGTGCCGCTGTCGCCCCCAACGTCGTCTTCGGACGCACTGCCGCCACGACCCGTGGCGCTCTCTCGCCCTACGACGCCGGTACCGTTGGCACCGCCGCCGCTCCGGGTTACCTCGCTCCCGCCGCCATCAAGGATGCGGTCGAGGTCCTCGCTGGGCAGAACATCCCGCGTCTGGGCGACACCTACGTGTGTTTCGTTCACCCGTCGCAGAGCCGTGCGCTCCGTGACTGGCCGGAGTTCATCGAGGTCACGAAGTACGCCGCCCCCGGCAACTTCATGCTCGGTGAGATCGG